TATAAACGCAATAGATAATACCACAACAGCTTTTAATAATCTCAATAATAACCTCAAGAGTATGACTACCCAAGTAGCCGAATCGATAATTAAATTTGCCGAGTTAGCTATTGTCGCTTATGAATCTTTCGAAAAGATAAAGGAGTTTGCAACAGAAGGTTATAAAGCAGTAGACGAATTTAATATGAGCATTTTGAGAACGGCTACTGTTTTGACCCAAATGAAGGCTTCGCAAGATAAAAACCTCGATACCAAAGAGTATTACAACCAAGCAAAAGAATATGCAGAGGGCCAGCAAGAAATAGCCGAGCAAGTAGCGAGTAAGTCTATAGCCTCATTAAAAAACATCGAAAAAGAGATGTTTATAATAAATGAGCACGGGCTAACTATTGGTGCTTCTAAAGAAAGTATCGACAGTTTAGTAAGTTTGTCCAACGCTATAGAAATAGTGTCTTTTACGGCGAGAAGCTCTCTTAAGACGTTAAAAGCCGAAACTGAAGGATTGCTCGACGCAGATATAAAAAAATCTCAGTTAGCTAAGCAAATTAACGAGTCTATGGGCGGAGACGATAACCATAATGTTTTGGCTGATACGATTAGAATGTGGGAATCGAAAGGCAAAGATGTTATGGTTGAGTTAGCCAAGTATATGCAAGGATATAACGCCTCAGCGAAGGATTACGAGGGCACGTGGGTAGTAATAGAGAATCACCTATCCACCATAAAAGATGAAATAATGAGAATGGGCTTTACCGAGCTCTACCAAGATATAAATAATCTATTAGTTGGCATTATTAAGCTTACTAATGAACATAAGCAACAAATCTCAGCGGGCATTAAGGCAGGTTGGGAAAGTATAAAGTCCACAGTGCAAGCTGTATATACGATATTGCAACCATTTGCACCTGTGTTAAGTGTTTTAGGGGGGTTAGTAGAAACAATATCTAAAGGGTTGTTATATATCTCTGTTGGCATATTGCCTTCTATATCTAGTAGAGTTGCCTCAATAATTAGCCAATTTGTAGATATGGGTAGTGTCCTTGCCCACGCAATAGCACAGGTTGGTTATGCAGTAACTTTTCAAGTTGGGAAGGCCTCAGAACAAGCCCAATTAGTTAAAAATGGCGTAAATGATTTTATAAAGCACGGCCAACAGTCTTTGCAGGGCGGTTTAAGTGATAGTATTTATAAAGATTTACAAAAAGCAAATAGCCTTATTGCTAATTTTAGTAAGCAACAAAGTGCGGGAAGTCCAAGCACTAATTTTAAAGCACCAGCCCCAAAAGGCCCAGCAGTTGATACAGGCAAGGCAAAGAGTGCGGGCGATTTATCTAATTTAAGGGATTATTACAATGTATTAATGGACGAGCTCTACTCGGCAACACAAACGGGCATAGCTAAAGATTTAGCGGATACTACCAGATGGTTGACCGAGAAATTAAATAAAATAAAAGAATTTCAGCGAAAGGGTGTTATTTCCTCCCAAGAAGCCATAAAAGCCATAGATTTAGCTATGAAAGGGGCTGTTACTAAAGACGATAAGATAATAGAAGATTACCATAAAAAAAGAATAGATTTTGAGCGAGATATTACTAAAGAATTCCAGACTGAATACCAGAAAAGACTTGCAGAAGTAGACGATTGGGGGCAGAAAGAGACTGAAAAACTTGACGAGATATACAAAAATAACCATTTCGACCAGATTGTTTATGAAAAGCTTTTAAAGTTAAATGTAAAAGAAGCTGAGCTTTATAAACAAGACGCAATGACCTATGAGCAACACCAAAATTATAAAGCCAAAATAGATGAAGCAACGGCAAAGAAAAGGTTAAAGATAGAGCAAGACTACCAAAATAAGGTAGCGGAGTTAAGAATACAAAATAGTTTAGCCCAAATAGATTTAGATGTAAAGATCCAAAATGAGAGCCAAAAGGACGCATTAAACGAGCAAATCGACTTAAATATGCGTTTACTTGGAATTTATGAGCAAGAGGCTAAGCAGTTTAGAGATGCAGGAGACGACCAAAACTATATTCAAAAGATGGAACAAATAAAAAAATTAGAGTCTTCTATTGTTGATTTAAAACTAAAATGGTTAGAGTTAAATGGCACGATTGGGCAGGGTTTCCAGTTTGCAATGAAAGAGTTTCACGATAAGGCTTTAACGAGCTTCCAGCAGGGCAAAGAAATAGCTAACTCCCTAATAAACGCTTTGCAAAATGGGCTGACAAGCTTTTTAGATGTAACGAGTGCAAAGTTTATGAATTTTAGAGATTTAGCTATTTCTACACTCCAAAGCATATACCAAGAGCTTTTAAAGATTTTAGTAATACAACCATTAGTTAGCTCTTTGGGTGGTTTATTAGGTGGTGGCGGTGGCCTGTTTGGCGGTTTATTTGGTGGTGGAGCATTAGAGCCATTAGCGCCAAGCGTTGGTATGTTAGGGTTCCACACGGGCGGTTATGTGCCACGATTTCATTTAGGCATTGATGAAGTGCCAGCTATTTTGCAAACGGGCGAAAGAGTTTTGTCGAGGGAGCAAAATAATACCTTTAATAAGCTAGCAAAAGTTTTAGACAACCCCACACCAGCAATGCAACAGCAAAGCGTTAATATAGTAAATGTAATTGACCCACAATTATTGAATCAATACCTTTCCAGCCAAGCGGGCCAAAAAGCGGTGGTTAATGTAATAAGCAACCAGTCCGCGCAAATTAAAAAAGTTTTAAAGTGAGGTAAAATGGCATATTCAGGAAAGCAAACGATAACGGGCCAGCAAAATAATTTCGTAAGTGCATTTACTAATTTTTTTAGGTTTATTTGTGGAGACCCCAACACTCCAGGGCAAGATTGGCAGATTGTATATACCAATTTAGATACATCACCTAATAGTTTTACTTCTATAGCATATTCTGGAACTATAACGGTTAGCGCCTTAAACACTCCTATCCCCTTGCCTACGGGTTTTGTAAGTAATTATACCTTTACCAACGGTGGGACGACTTTAATTGAGGGGACGGATTACACTTTAGACTGGAAGCTGGGCTATTTTACCCTTTTGAAAGGGACGGTGCCAGCCACGATTAATTATTCGTATAACTTTAAGAGGTATCAGATAGTAGTAAGAAATACAGGCCTTGACGGGCAAAGCCAAATAGATTTAGGCTTTTTAATGCTTTCTACAGGATTAGATAAAGCTAATATAATAATGACGGGATACCGCAGGTTTGATGTTGGGGTTACGAGTTTTTTTGATACAACGGGCAATTTATATACCTTGCAAAGCACAAATTTAACCCAATGCACTTTCCCAGCCTTTGGTTATTGGACGGGTGATATTTTCCAATGGATTTTTTCTAATAAGCAAAGAATTATTGTTGTAGTTAGAAATAATACCTACTATTCTTTTGGTTATGCAGGTTATTTTATGCGAGTTAGTCTACCTTCAGAATACCCAACCCCTATGTGGATTTACGGCGATTTATGGACGGGAAGCGATATTACAAATACAAGTTATGCGATATATTATGATAATGCCTCTAATGGTAATAGAAGATATATAGCACAGCCTAATGCAAATGTAGGTGGAATGATTAATTACGCCAACCAATGGAGCAGAGGCTTTGTGATGGTTCCGACGGATACCACTTCTACTTGGTCGACGGTGGCATACCAGCAAGGTTATAATAATATTTTAATGCCTCTTTACTTTTTTTGTGATGGTTATGTGTCGGGTTTTCCCGATGGTTGTTATTTTGCCCCTGGATTTGCGTTGCAGTCCGAAAATGAATTTACGGTTGGAAGCGATACGTATATTATTTTTCAAAATTGTTTTAGGACTACATATGCAGATTTTATGGCTATCAAGGAGGCTTAATGGCAGTATTTAATAAATATCAATTTACTAATGTAGCGACCCCTTTGGCAGTTTTGCAGAATATAGCCAACAGCATTGTATTAAATGGCTGGGTAATAGATAAATTTGATAGCACTAATTTAGAGCTTTATATACACTCTACGGGCAATGGAAGCCAGAATTTATATTTTTCGATGAAATATCTTTATTATTCTGGTTCGTATGGGACTTATTACTATTTGCAAATATATGGCAATTTAGGATTTAATGGAAGTTCGGCGTATAACGTACAGCCAGGAATATTTTCTAGTGACTATAATACTGCGATGCCATTTCACAACCCAGCACAATTCCCATTAATAACTCAATGGGTTTTTGTTAACCAAAGCGGGATTTTAGTTTTTTTAGACGGAAATTTTAATATTGTTTATATTTCAGCTTATCCCCTTAAAGGAAGGTGGATTATACCGATTTTTATGGGTTCTATAGAGAGTTATAAGAACGGAGAGACGGAAGGAAATATTCTTGTAACTAGTAAAACATTTAACCTTGGTAATGGGCCTATTATTTTTTGTATTTGGAGCGGTGCTTCTGATGGAACTTATAGCTCTGGCGATTTGTATTATTTAGGTGCAGGGCGAACAAATAAAGCGATGAGTTCTACGGTTTCTTTAGCGAATTCGAATGTCCCCCCAAACTATTATGGGTCTGGTTTGCAGAACAGAGGTTTTTCTTATAACACGGCGGTAAAAATGAGCTCCTATACAAATAAAGCACCGATAATTAAGCCGATTATATCCTTGTCCTATTCTATTAGCGGTTACAATTATTTCCACCCAATAGGTGAGTTGCCTTATTATGCGACGGCGGGATATCCTTATTTTCTACCAGGCGACGTAACATATTACGGGCAGAGAAAGTTTACTGTGATTGAAATGGGCGATTATCAGTCCCCTTATGGGGTAGCTATAGAAACGGGTAATTAATGGCATACATTTTCTCTATTTTTGAAGGTTTTCTTATACCAGCGACAGAATGGCCTGAAAGAGATTTAAATTACTTTCCTACGACGGCCAATGTGGCTATAGATTTATTGAAAGACAAAGAGCCTATTCTTTTAACACATTTTACCTACAACAATTTAGTTTTTGGTGGAGCAAAAAGAAGCGGGTTAAAGGCCTCTGATATGTATGATATTTTTTACAATCAGATTTGGTTATCTTTGACTAATATAAGTGCGGGCCTTGTGTCTACTGACCAATATTATAATTTTTATATCTGGAATGCCTACACTCAAAAGGTTAATTTAAACCAAATACAAAACAATTCTCTTGATGGAATAAGTTTTTCAAGTGATATAACTGGAGTGTATAACCCATTAGTCCAAAAAAGCACAGTAATAAAAATCCAAGCCGTAAACGGCCAACCTGTAATAAATGGCAGTTTTGGATTTTTGTTTGATGTTGGGGGAAACTATAATCTATTTATAACGGGATTGAGAATAGCCACGCTTCCTTTGGTGCATATTATCCCCGATAGTTTTGAATTTACCCTAACTTATGCTTTAGTTAATGCGGTGAATATGTTTCTTAAAGAGCAAAGAAGAAATTTAGTAGATATGCCATTAAGAAGTTATAAAGCTAAAGCTTTTATAGACGACACATCTTTTGGTTCGGCAAGAACGAATTTAGACCAGCACGGGGGAAAATTGTTTGCGATAGCAATACCGTTTGAAAAGATAACCCCTGTAGTGAATAATTTAAACGGTTTGTCGTCGATAGCTGTAAATGAAGATATATCTAAATACACAGAAATTACAACTTGTCCTTTATTAGTGGTTTACCAAAAGAGTACCCAAGTGGCTTATTGTTTTGAGGTGGATTCAATTGACACAACAAATAAAGTAATAAAATTGCAGTATCCAGTTACGAATAATTTACCAGCAGGCGATATAGAGATTTATCCAGCTATTTATGGTATAATTAGCAATATATCCCAAGAGGGGATGGCGGGTAAGTTTTCGGTGGTAGATTTTGAGGCAAAAGAGGTGTTTATATAATGCAGTCCATAACTGGTTTAGGAAGTTTAAGCACATTATTTGTTTACCCTCAGCCTGATTTAGATAATTATAAAGTGGAGTATTTAGATAATGGCGATTTTGTTTCTTTTGCGGGAACGAGGACGATTGGTTATCCCTATATCCCTGTATCTCTAAGAAAGATAACGGCTTCTTATACCTTTAAGACTAGGACGGATTTTCAAACCTTAAATTCTTTTTATAAGTTTACTAATGGGCAGTTGTCGAGATTTTGGCTTGCTTGCTGGAGCCAAGAGTTTAATTTAGCACAAAATGTAAATGCGAATGACCCGTATATAATGGTAAGTTTTTCGCAGTTAACGACCAAAAACGATACTAATTTAAGATTTTTTATAATAACGAAAGAGGGCGATTTGATTATAAGAAAAGTAACGTCTTATGAAGTGGAGACGACGGGCTATGAAAGGGTAATGCTTGACACGGCAATGCCAATCGGATTAAATATAACTGATGTAGTTTTCTTTGGCAGGCTAATTTTAGCAAGGCACGCAAGCGATTTCGTTGTAAAGATACAAAGAGCAGATGGCGAGGATATGATAGGCCAAGTTAATTTAGTCTACCAAGAGGTTCCCTACGAATATTCGGAGGTCTAATGGCGTATAATAATGATATTGTGCAAACTCAATTACCTACTTTTGCTGAGCTTTATGATTTTTATTTTCCGCAGTATGTAATAAATGTAACCAATTATCCGAAAAATATTACCTATAATAGCACGATTTATATCGCAACGGTAATGCAAAGAAGCGAATTTACGGCCGAAAAGGGTAATAAAAGAGAGGTTACCATAACATTTGCGACTAAAGAGTCAAGCTCTTTAGATTTTTTGGTGGCAAACGTGCCACGCATTAGGCTGGTTTTAAGGCGGTTATTTTTATCTACCAAAAGTATAAAAACTCTTTTTGTAGGCGAGGGCGAGGCTGTAGGCGTTGAGGGAAGGACTATTACCTTTAAGGCAGAAGATATTTTAATGCTTAACCAAACCTTAGTGCCTCAGATAGTATATTCGGCATATTGTAATGCAACCCTTTACGATGGCTATTGTGGAGTATTAAATACAAACTTTAGAGATGTAACGACAGTTTCGGCGAGCGGTTCGGTGATAAAAGCGTCTATATTTGGTTCTAAGCCAGCAGATTGGTATACATACGGTTATGTGGAATATAACGGCAAATATCGAATGATAACGAAGCACGACCAACCTAATAGCCAATGTTTTCTCCATATGCCTTTTGATGACAATATCGACGGCCAGCAAGTGATAGTATATGCGGGCTGTGATAAGACACCAGCGACCTGTAAGAATAAGTTTAATAATTTAGCGAGGTTTAAAGGGTTTCCATATATCCCTACCAAAAACCCCGTAATGTGGGGCTTTAAATGAAATATTTTTTTAATAATGACGAAGAATGGGCTAAATTTAAAAGCGAGCTTCTTAGTTGGATTGGAACGCCCTACAGACACCTTTGGGGTGCAAAAGGGCGCGGGACTGATTGTAACCAGTTTGTTGGGAATGCGCTAACCCAAGCGGGTTTGTTAGACGGATATAAGTTTGATATATACTCCCCCGAATGGTATATACACCTTGATAAAGAGATTATTTACGATTATATAATTTCTAATAAGAAATATCTTAGAAGTGGTTTAGATTTTATTGAGCTTGAGCCTGATAATTTATATAGGGGCGATTATTTATTGTTTGCTTACCACTCCCCTAAAGGGCTAATGAATCACGTCGGTGTTTATTTAGATAATAATGAATTTATTCATAGCGCACCAGAAAGGGGCGTAATAGTGTCTGAATTAAATGACCATTGGAAAAAGCACCTTAAAAAAGTGCTTCGATTGGTGGAGCTGTAATGGGTTTTGCGGTTATCTTAGGCGCGTTTATAACGGGCGGTTTAACTTGGGCTTTGTCTGGAAGCTTAATCTTGGGTTTAGTAATGGTTGGGCTAACCCTAATTTCTTCTATTTTTACCCCTAAGCCAACAATGAATATGAAGCCCGCAAGCTTTGCAGATTTCCAAGTAACCCAAACGAATGAAGGGCAACCTGTACCTTTGACCTATGGAATAGTAAATATACCTGGAAATATTATTTTTTATGGCAACTTATACACTGTCGAAGAGAAGCAAAAAGCGGGCGGTAAAGGTGGCGGGGGCGGTGATGTAGTAACGGGCTATAAGTATTATATGGACGTTTGGCAGGGCATAGCCCAAGGCAAGATTAATTTAATAACTATGTATGAAGATTCAGATACCACAAAAGGCGTCTCGAGCCTTTATCAAAAGTTTAATGATGGAACTAATGGAGTTTACCCAACAACGGCTGACGCTCCACAGTTAAATTATGCCTCATCTATACCTGGAGTGGCGCATATATTTTTCAAGCGGTTATATTGTGGCGAAAATCGAACTTATGTGCCTACCATAAATTTTAAAATTCAAAAGGTTTTGTCTACGGGCTTGAGAAATGAAAATATGTCGAACGGCTCTAACCCAGCGGGGGCGGTTTATGACCTACTTGTGAATATAGCGGGGTTGAACCCAAATGATGTGAATTACGATAATTTTAATCAAGCCTCAGATTATTATTACAGCAAGGGTTGGGGCATTAATTATGTTATATCTTCCTCTACGCAAGCCAAAGATGGCGCGAATAAGATACTAGAGTTTGTAGATAGCTATTTAGATTACGATTCTAACGGTAAAATAGTTATAAAGATATTTAGACCTGACGATACCCCTGTAGGAACTATCAAAGACGATTGGATAAGTTTTTCTTTAGCGAAACCTAGTTGGAATACAATCTATAACCAATTTGTAGGCAATTATGTCGATAATGGCGTAACGAGAACGCTAATTCTTGAGAACCCAGCGACGCAATTATTGGCAGGAATGAAAGTGCGTCAAGAAATAGATTTAACGGCTTTTATAGACCAAACGACAGCGATGTCAAGATTGTCTGAATTTATGAAACAGGGAAGTTACCCGAGAATGACTTTAAATTTAAAATTACCGATAAAATATGCAATGTATTCTATTGGCGATGTTTTAACGATAATAAATTCCGATATTGGCTTAAATGGTAATTTTAGAATTCTTGCTATTAGCGAGCCAGCGATTGATAGCAATGAAATAACAATGCAACTTTTAGAGCAGACCGAAGCGCAAATGGATACCAACTTCTTAAATGTTGGCGGGACTGAATGGGTGCAACCTACTTTTACGGCTACCCCATTAACCCATATTAAGATTGTAGAGTTAGACTATATAAACGGGTTATCTAACCCAGCGGTTTTAATTCTTGCTAATAAAGAAATGGGCTACGAAACGGGTTTCGCTGTGTATGGAAGCACCGACGGTTCTAATTATGAATTATTAACCACTTGCAGTTCTTGGGCTACGGCGGGGACTTTAGACGGCCCATATAATTCTAATACCTATGATATAGACCCCAACGGGCTCCTGTTTACTCCATATAAAGAGTTCTACACCTATGCGAGCACCGATAGTGCAGGGTTGTTTACACAGAAGCGGGTTTTAATAGTGGACGATGAGATAATGGCATTTCAAAACCTTAACCCCTATGGGACCGCAGATTATAGTATTACGGGTATAATAAGGGGGCTTTTGTGGACTTCGAAGGCAGACCATAGTAGTGGAGCCCAAGCGTGGATTAATAATATCGGCGATAATATTTTAAGTGTACCCTATAATGTAAATACTTTTTATTTGAAAGTGGCCCCAATAGTTATGGGCACGGTTTTGGATTTGTCGCAAGTAACGGCTATACAGGTAAATTTGACCAATAAAGCAAATATACCAATAACTCCACAGGCTATAGTAGCTACAAGAAGCGGGGCAAATGTAAATATTGACATATTTGCAGTAACAAAAACTAATTTAGATGGGGCGGGTTATCAAAATGCGGATACATACACTGATACCTACCCATTTATAGTTGAGGGAAGTTTCGAGGTTACCATAGGGTCTAATGTAATGGTTTATACCACTCCTAATATAGTGGTTAATAATGCGAACGCCTTCACGGTCAGTGTAAGGCATTATAACAACGGGAAGTATTCGCCAAGCAAGTCTCTTTATGTTGGGGCTTCTGACGGCGTATATTCTATAAATTAAGGGGGCAAAATGGCTACACTATCACCTACGGGTTTGCAAACGGCAACCTACGGCACAACGGGTTGGAATAATATTTATTCTACCAATTTTCAAATGATTAATGATTTTTTTAATAAGTTTAATTTGTCTCTAAACCAAATAACCTTCTCAAGTAATATTACGGTTGATTGGAGTAAGAGCGATTCGCAAATGGTAACCTTGACGGGAAACACAACGATAAACTTTACCAATGGGCGAGCGGGCGGTAAATGTATCTTATTGATAAAGCAAGATTCTACGGGCGGGCGAACGGTAACTTGGGGCAGTAATGTCGTAAATGGCCTCCAACCCTCAACTACGGCAAATTCTCTGACCGCTATGATATTTATCTACGATAGCGTAGATTCTAAATATATAGGGCTTAGTAGCCCGACAGTTGTTAATAATACCATTACGGTTAATGTAGGCATTATAAATGCGAGCACCACCTTAACACAATCGAATAGTGGCTCTGTAATAGAATTAAATACCCTGAGCGCAAATGCGACCGTGACCTTACCAGCGGTGTCAGCGGGGTTTTATGTAACCTTTATGGGTAATAATGGCAGTAGCTATTCTTATACATTACAACCCCCATCTGGAGCAAATATATTTTGGAATGGAGTTTGGAGTTCTTCTGTTGTTTTAAACGGGCCACTTAAGGGCGGAATGTATTACCTGTTTTGTGATGGCTATAATTATGTCTTGAGTTATTACCCAAATTTTGTTGGTGCCCCGATAAATAACCCAAGCTTTACTGGGACGGTTTCTATTCCGAGCGGAAGCTTTTTGGCAATAAATGCAACGTCACCTACCTTCCCTTTGCAAGTAAATGCTAATGTCTTATTCGGAACACCGCCAGCGGGGACGTATTATTCTATTGCCCCTTTAAATTTGTCTAATAATGGTGCGGGAATAAAAACACAGTTAAATTTAATAAATGGCTATGGTGGAGTTGGGACGGGTAGTGCAATAGATTTTTACACATATACAGACCAATCCACAAGTTCAGGGCCTGGCGCAAGGATAGCTGGAGTTGATGACGGAAAATTCTCAGGCAATATCCAATTTTTTACTAAAGATGGTGGAGTTGCGGGCGGAGCAATAACCCCCAAGATTACTTTGATTGGGGCAACGGGTTATAGTGGGTTTGGAACGGCAACCCCAAGCGAGCGAGTAGATGTAAATGGTAATATCCAAGCAAGTGGAGCGATAAAGTGTAATTTAGTAGCAACCCTTGCAGGGACTACGGCAGGAAGTATCCAATACTCAATGTATTTGCAAGGGCGGTTTAAGGCAATAGGTATGCAGGCAATAGGTTACGAGAATAACACCTCAACTGACCAGACAATAACTTTCCCTGTGGCATTTACCAATACCCCTGTAATAGTAACCAATACCACTGGTCTAACCTTGTCGGTAAGTACCACAGCATTAACGATAACGGCACCAAATAGCACGACTACTTTTAGTGGAATTATCGAAATTAAAGGATTTTAAGGGGGTATAAATGAAAAAAACCTTTAAAGATTATTTGAAAGGTTTTAGCTTGCAAAACACAATTATTTTAATTGGGTTGTTTATTTTTGCAAGTGGGATAATAGGTATATTTTATGCACCGTTGCAGTTTGTGTTTAAAAAAGTTTTTTTAGTCTCTTTATGGTATTCTTTGGCTTATATTTTCAGAATTTTAAGAATTGGCCATATTGAGTGGGACGCTGACGCAAGGCTTAAGGTGGCCTATTATTTAACTATCCTGTTAAGTAGTTCTATAATTATTGCCTTTGGCTAAAAAAAACATATTCGTAAAGGGGTCTACAAGCGTTGCAAATGATTTTTAGGTGTAATTGTAAGTCTGAAGGCCTAAACAAGCGTGGCGGGCCGTTATCGTAGCAATATGAGGGTTTTAATAGTTTTTCTTTTGATGTTTTCCATAGCAAAGGCAGATTGCAGAAACCTTTTGCCGAAAGTAAAGAATGCGAGCGAATTTGTGCTCGGAATAGACTATCCTTATCAATTTAATTTGGGCCAAATTGAAGTTGAGACCAATTGTGTTTGGCGAACGAGTTTAGATGGAATTGGTAGTCTTGGGTATGCACAAATTACCCCCGCTTTTTGGGATAAGATTCTAAAAAAGTATTTCCCTAATTGGAAGCAAAAAGACAACTTTGATTATTTTTTATCGCAAGCGTATATTATCAAGGACGCACG